GTTGCTTCTGGAAATTGATCCATAATCTTTAAAATTTTTACAACTTCTTCTTTACAAAGGTACATTATACTTTCCTATTCAAAATAAAACCTTTAGAATAGACAAAGAATGTCTTAACGGTCCTAATCATTTGTTTAAAATAATATTCTCGATAAGACATTCTTACTCCTTACATTGTGGGACCGTTGCCGGACTTAAATCCTATACTACCACCTTCTGCTTCAATACGTTTAATAACGTCTTCAAACAAGATAGGAGCAAAGTCTGGAGTTTGCTCAACACAGACACAATGATAACGCACATCGTTTTCATCACTGTACAAAATTTCTCCTGTACGTGCATCAACACCCCTGGCCTTCTTCACGCGGTTTGCGTGAGTGTGTCCGTGAATGTTAACACCAAAACGACCTAAGCTATCATTATGTAAGGGAATGTGACTTAAAATCATTCCGTTCATAACATGATATGCACGTAATTCTCTAAAGTACATTCTATACTCGTCATCTCTAAAGATGTCGTGGTTACCACGGATCAATACTTTGTTACCGTTTAACCTACGCATAATTCCCAAGGCCTTGCGGTTAATAACAACGTCACCTAAATGGTAGACCTTGTCAGTGGGTTTTACACGTTCGTTCCACGCCTTGACCATTGCCTCGTCCATTTCCTCGGCAGAGTCCCACGGACGCAATTTTGTAACACCATCGTTACGTGTGAAGCGGCATACACCTGTGTGTCCAAAGTGTGTGTCGCTGACTAAAAATACACTAGGCATCATGCCCTCCTTTCATTAAATTCTACGTTTTTTCCAGGTGTAATCTACACCATCTGGACACTTGCCGTTGACAATACTGTCTGCACCAAACCGTCCTACTATTTCTATCCCGTTAACTGTAATAGTAACAAACTCATCTACAGTCTTAGCCCACATCATTGCTAGGGCCAATGTTTCAAATTCTTGTGTTTTTGTTTTGCTTTTTACTTCTATCATTGTTCTATTATAGCACCAAAAAGAAACCCCGTCAATCAAAATCAACGGGGTGTTGTAGAAAAGCCACAGTTACCATTTTTCTACACCAGACACCTCAACTTTAACAGTAGCAGGAAAGTCTGCTATTTCTGTATCGTAACTTAATGTTAATATGCTACCAATTCCTGAACCAATGTTTTGTTCAAGGGTAAAATACTCTACGCCAGTGGATTCACAGATTTTCTTAATCTGATCTAGTTCGAACACATTTAATTTAATCATACGTCACCTTCTTTGATTCTACGTGCCCTACGTTCAGCGGCTAAAGTAAAGACCTTTTCGTTGTCGTTGGTCCAATCTTCCGTAACAGGTTTCCCATTTATTGAATGAGATTCTTGTTCGTCATAGGTCCAACCCAAGGCCTTCATCATTCGATGCTTGACTAACAGGTTAGGGCTACGGAATACTTCGGTATCGTCAAAGCCCAGCATAACACCAATTTCGCAGACTGCCCCGCTGCGGCAAACACCGGCATGGCAATGCACAACAACGTTCATGCGATTTTCTAATGCATGTTGTAACAGCCGAACCAGCTCGTTGGCCTGCTCTTGACTACACCGCATGGCTTCGTCTAAGCATTCGTCCTTGGCTTCAATGTCCAAGAACTGGAATTGATGAACTTCTTTGAATTGATGCTTAGGGGTAGGGAAATCTCCAGGAGGATCGCAGATTTGGATCAGCATAGAGTTTATGCCCGCATCTATGTGATGTCCTTTGCGGATGTCACTAAGTGCTACGTTTTGAATCCATGGCATAATATGCTCCTTACAATCTATATGTCACACGACCTTTGGTAAGATCGTATGGGCTGACTTCAATTTTAACACGATCGCCTAAGATAATTTTTATCTTGTGCTGTTTTAATTTACCGCTGGTATAGCAGGTAAGAATATTAGGTAGATTATCTACCTTGACTCTAAACATATTGCCCGGCAACACTTCTTCAACTGCTCCGGTTAGTTCTATAAGATCACTTTTTGACATTTTTCTTTGATTTTAATTGGGCATCTGCCTTATCTATGATTTGAAAAACCTTGTTGGCTAATACTCGTTCTTTACTAAAAGCTTCTACTTCCCAAGGCAGATCATAATAGTGTCCTTTGAATTTTTTACCCATCCAAAATCTACTGTTGAGATTCTTTCCGTGTGTGATCTGTCCTCGAGCATACTGCTTGACATGCACCATTTCGTGTGCCAGTGCAATGATCAATCTTTCTATGTCAAGAGCTGTGTCTATGCTCATGCCTATCACAGTTGGTGCTATTTTAAATACACTGCCTCGAACTCCTTCTTTGACGCTCATTCCTCTTTCAGGAACTACTATCAGTGAGTATCGACTGTTCTGTAGTTTTAATTCATTTCGAAACACTTGTAGACAGGTTTCGACCAACATCTTGCTGGCACTTTTCCTCGCTAACACTTGAATGTCCATAAGAGCTCCTTGTATGTATTAATTATACAGTCTTATTTGATATTTGTCAAGTGGTGCTCCAACCAAGAATCGAACTTGAAATACATCCTTACCAAGGATGCGTTATGCCATTTAACTATAGGAGCATTCTATGTCTGCTGCCAAAACAAAACGATATTGATTGCTTTGCACAATTCCCGGACGGTGCCAGGTACTACTAGGATAGATGATCCAATGACCTGTTGTGGGAGTGATAAAATACTTGCCATCTTGCTCTGCACCATTAGGTGCTATCTCTGTGCCGCAATAGTCCCGATCCTTGACATCATCGGGAATGTGCAGATAGTATATTCCGCTGAACATTTTACTATTGGGATTTTTTGGATGCCAATGATTGTGCCACAGTTTTTCACGATCTTCGGCACCCTGGAGATTGGTCATAAAACTCCAGGCCATCATGTCAGAAACCTTTACTTCACGACCTAGATACATGAACAAGCTGAACATAAAGCTCATGCGATATTTCAACCATACAGGTTCTGGTCTGGCAAAGATATTTTCTTTGGTCTGAAACTTGGGACTGTTAGTGAAGTAATTGCCGTCGGCAATAATGTTCTTGATAATGTTGCAGGCAGCTGCATCATCTTGCTCAGTGATTACACTGCGAAAGTTAAATTTACGTACAAGTTCTGTTTGATCTACTACCTGCATTATGTCCTTGGAGCGGAGTGAGAGAATCGAACTCTCGACCGAAGATTGGAAATCTGCTGTTTTACCATTAAACTAACCCCGCTTTGAATTTATTCTACTTTTTTAAGATATTCTCGACCTATTTTGCCTTCTTGGACGTCTAATAGAGCACTTACCGGAGCATTGAACTGAGTAGTATGCCCTGATGCCTTGTGTCTACGACTGAGTTCTCTAGCTCTCACAGACGCAATCAGCACAAGATCAAATCTGTTGCCTCCTACTTGTTCTGTACATCGTTGTGTATCTACTGTAGGACCACGACTGTCAGTTAGTTTCATTTTTTTGCCTTTGTAAAAAACTGGTTGCGGGGGACGGAATTGAACCGCCGATCTGAAGCTTATGAGACTTCCGAGATACCACTTCTCCACCCCGCGATAAACTTAATAAAACACACTTCACACTTTTCACTACGGCGGTGTGCAGTCCTTACAACCTAAACTATGTTTAGGCAAAATGTGTTTTACTAAATTGACCTTATAGGTGCTCTCTGCGGCGCTTGAATCCACGGTAGCCCTGCTCTTCATGGCCGGTCCTTGTACATGGTCGACATTGACAAGTATTTCGGTGTTCCATTGTAGCTACTACAGAAAGCATTTATAAAGTGTCTAGCTACTCACACCACATGAGCCCTAGACTGAGCTGTTACTCTGTCCATAACATTTCTTCTTCTGGGAAGGCGTTAGTCCTCACCCTAGGTAGTTTCCAGTATCCCTTAAATGGGGACTGTGAGGTCAGGTCCTAGTGTACCCCCTGGTCTCTCGTTACAGGGACGCCTTTTCATTAACGTAGAAAAGGTAAGACGGGGTCTGTTAGATCAGGCCTTCTGCTTGTAGTGCAGCCACCACATCATCACTCAGAGGAATCTCTGTCTTGATGTTCAACTCAAGCACTTCGTCGTTGAGCTGTTGTTTTTGCTTTTTCAGGTTAAGCACTTCTGCTTTGGCCTGTGCAATTTGTTCTCGACCAAGAACACTAGTACTTACAGTGTCGCTGTAACCGTAGATGCTACGACGGCTTGTTTCGCCCTTGTCGTTCTTGATCTTTTCCAACTTGCCCTTGATCACTTCTAAAGAAGTAATCTCAGTGGCCTTGGCTAGTTCTTCTAGCTGACCGATGCGTTTGTCAATAAACGCTGCCTTAGCCAATGCTGTGTTGATGCCACTGGCTGCGTTGGCTGTGCCAACCAATGCACGGATGTTGTACAGAGCCATGGTCAGTTTTTGTCTGCGACCATCGTTGGTAACCAAATCAGAATTAGCCTTGGTGATGGCAGCTTCTACGTCTTGAAACTCATTGAGTTCCACGGTGAAATCTACCTTGATACCTTTGATGGTATCGTTGATGCTGTTCTGCACAGCATTTGCTTTTCTCAGTGTGATATTCATTTTCTTCCTTTATTCAAACAACAATGACGGGTCCATGAAAGGTCAAGTAATAGACCGGACAATATGCAACGGAAGGTTTGTAATCTTCCTTTGACAATGTGCAAATAACAATACACAGAGGTCCATATATTTCCGATTAACAAATGACATTCTATTAGGGATCGGATCACATAAACACGTTCCATTGTTCAGATGGTTGTAAGTTTGGAGTAAGCATGAAGCTCACACCTTTGTGTCTATTCTCATCTACCCTTCACTTCACCGGTTGAAACATTTCTGTCCCAACAAAACTATTATAACATACTACAACATGTCTGTCAACATGTTTTGGCTATCTTGGTGCCCCTTGACAGAATCGAACTGCCAATTGATGATTACAAATCAACTGTTATACCATTTAACTAAAAGGGCCTACTATTACTTATCTTGGTGGAGGATGGGAGGATCGAACTCCCGACTGAAGCTTGCAAAGCTACTGTGTTCCCAGCTATACCAATCCCCCGATTAATTTCTAGTTGATGCTGTGCCAGTTGGATTTTTTGCATATCCACCTGGACCTGCAGGTCTCTTTTCACGTTTAGGCTGCACGGCTGCACACAACTCAGCATCGATACATGCACGTTTCCATGCACCTCGTTGATGTGCATCTGTAAACTTACCTGTTGCTAAACTAATTTTAAGCAGTGAACTCATTCTATAATTTGGACCTGGTTTCATATATTTCCTCTTTTAAAAAAACATGGTGGAAGGTGAGGGATTCGAACCCTCGGGGCACCTTACGGCACCCCGCAGTTTAGCAAACTGCTGATTTAAGCCTCTCATCCAACCTTCCTGACTGTTGGTGGGTCGTGACAGTCT